CAGTGAAGAGCAAGTTGATGCCGCGCACCTTCTTGCCAGCCTTCAAGGCGCCAACCGTCTGCAATTCAAAGTCACCAGCTTGGTTGGTGGCCGCAGCCGTCCAGACAGTGTTGTCCTCTTGATCGCACCACTTCACCAGCCGAGGGTTGCTGGACGCGCCAAGGGCAAAGATAAACCTTTCGGCAGTTGACATCACAGCTGCGCAGCCTGTTGGCGCATTGGTGATGGCCGCCGCCAAGGTTGGCGTAGAGAAGCCCAACTGCCACTCGTAGAGCTTGCCATCAGCGTCAGAACAAGCAATCAGATACTCGCCCCATGTGTCCAAGGACCATGTGGTGGCTGGTGTCACAGTGCCAGTATCTGGCCGCGCAACGCCATAAGCAAAATTGCCGTAGGTTGAATAGCCATAGCCAGTCTTGGTGGCGGCGTCAGCAATGCCAACAGTCAAGCCTGTGGGCGTAATGTCTTTGAGCGTCCCCGCCTCGTTCATGGCGTAGAGCTTGGATTCAGTGCCAGCAGCGATCCAGCGATCCCCACTGTTGTCCCGCCAGGTAAGCAGTCCACGACATTTGCCTGTCAGTTGGCTGCTGGAGCGCTTACGCCACCCGCCAATTGGGCGCAGGGTATTCTCAAACCAGCGTACAAGGTTTGCGTCAAACCACCGCCCAGCAGACTGATATTCAGTGCCGTTGCGGTACACGCCTGGTGGGATTTTTAAGGGTACGAATGCCATGGCTTAATTATGCGGTTTCTGTGGACAAATTGGACACAAAGCTCAAAGTGGCAATTACTGATGGAATGGCTGGTCTGGTGGGTGAGCTGCTGGTTGCAAAGTGCTCAAGGCTGACGCCCACATCTGTTGGGCGCCACATGATCTCTACATAGTCATTGGCCGCCAGACTTACAAATAAGTTCAGCGCGGCAATTAAGTGAGATGGGTCGCCGCTTGATTTTCTTGCTACAGCATGAAATCTGCTGTTTGAATTGTCGATGTTTGTGCCATTCTTGCGAATCCAGACATCCACATCTTGGCCGTCATTGGTGGTGTTCTTGAACTGGATGCTGAATTGCAGGTTGTAGATCCCAGCCTGCGCCACATTCAGCCTTGACGAATTCGACAAGGTGACACCATTACTGAGATCAGTGGCGTCAAAGGTGATGGCGTAGGCCGTGGTGGTGTTGGCCGCCGTCTGGTCTGTGGAGTCCTGAAACGCGCCGTAGGGTAGGTTTAGAAACTTACCACCCCTTGGGCCAAGCAACGCACCAAACAGGTTGCGCAGCTTGTTGAAATAGACATTGAGGCCGCCATTGGTCTGTCTGAAATAGCTTTCGCTGTAAAGCACATCAGGCGTCCCCAAGTTGGGTGGCGCTGGTGTGTCGAGCTGCTGAGTCAGATTGGTAGCCATGACCTAAATTATGCGACTAGACCAGGCAGATATTGCGTCTTACCGGCAACCTTGGTGGCCGTCAATTCTTGCTTCTTGAGGTTGTTCGGGTCATAGCTGACATGAACCCAGCCGCTATCTGGAATGCCTGGCGTGTAGAACTCCAAAATGAGCTGGGTGTAGTCCAAGTTATCCATGATCCACTGAGCTAGATCGGCATTTGCAACGCCAGGGATCTCGATGTCAGCCGCCATGCCTTTGCAATGGTCGCTGGTCTTGGACCCGCCGACCGCCGCATTGGACTCTGGTGAACGATAGGCAGAATTCACCTTCACGCCCTTGCCGTAATGGTCACGAACAGGTTGCAACACCTTCTCGCACAGCAGGCGCAGATTCTCTGTCGCCTCGTCATCTGGCGTATTGTCAAAGCCCATGCGCAGGGCTGTTTCGGATTTGCTCAGCTCATGCAGGCTGAAGTTGGTGGACAGTTGTGTCATTTGATACCTTTCTGTGATTCAAGGGCTTGGTTGTACAAATCGATGCAAGCATTCAGCTTGGTGATGGCGCGGTCGCCTTCCTCTGCTATTGCGAAAAGAGCTTTTCCAACTTCTGGACTAAGTTCGGCTGATGCTTCTCCTCCACCACCTCCTGTGGGAGTGGCGGGATCTGCGGTGGCTTGTATGGGGCAGGACGCTTTGAGGCGCAGCTTGAGAGCACCACTATCAATAGCAGCATCGCGCTGTTTTGTAGCCATCTTTGCTTTTTCATTCGATACCCTCAGTGCGTTTGCAGTTGTTGTTACAGCGTCAGCCAAAGCCTTTTCCTTGGCCCTGGCCTCGGTGTTGAGCCTGTCAACCTCGGCCTGCTGAGCTTCCTGCTCATAGTGCTTGCCGGTGCAGTAGCCACCGCCAAACACAAGGACCAGCACCAGCAGACCGCCAAGAAGATCCTTCATGGCTTTGGCGGCTCATCGTTGTCGCTGTCAATGTTCTCTGCCTTGGCGGTGGCTGTCGCCACAGCAGCAGACACGGCCTTGCGGCCAGCCACACCGCCCAGCACGCCAGTACACAGCAACATGATGTCGTTGATCATCTTCGTGTATACCTTGTCGATTGGCGCCATAGATGACATTGGCTGGGTCACGAACGTCACAGAATAGATGAAACTGAAACATGAACCCAACAAGATGACAGAGATCACGAAGATCACCCAAGCCCACACGCGAGCCTCGATCTCCTCTGGAGACAGACGATTATTTGGTTTATATCCAACTGTAGCCATCACTTCTTCTCCTGTTCGGGTTTGATTAACTGGTCGGGGCATGTAGCCGTTGCTGTGCAGATTGGCGGCTTGCACTCGGCAAGTTCCCAATTCTTTGGGTCCTGGCAAGGGTATCTGAAACGATCTTCGCAACCAGCCAGCAAGCCGCAGAGGATGCCAACGCAAACAGTCAGCGCCAGCAGTGAAAATTCATGTCTTGTCATTTTTGCGTCTCTCCTGTTCAATTTGTCTTCTTAACCGTTCGACCTTATTTACCTCTTGTTTCACCTGATGCTTCACCTCCAAGATGTCGAGATAAAGCATTGCACCAAGTGGAAGAAGCAGAGCCACCAACACACATGCAGCGATCCAGCCCATTATGCTTTCCCCCAGCGACTCACGAGGAGAAGCCACAACCACAGGTACAGGAGGAATATAGAAGTCGCCACCACTGCTGCCAGCTTTAGCTGGACGTTTCTTTGCTCCTGCCGTTGTAGCCATGCTGCTTCCCGCTTTTTTGCCTCCTGCTTGAGTCTAGCTTTTTCCTGTTCCTCTGAGATGACTTCTCGCATCTTGAAGACCTCTGAGTACAACGCACCCATCTCTGGCGGTGACTGATAGACCATCGTTTCTCTGATCGTCACCACCAGCCTGTCCATCTCTTGCTGTGCCATCACTCTTTTGAGGGCTGCTTCCATCAAGTTCTGATTGGGGTCATAGACCGTGAGGCTCTTCTCTTCTTCCTCCCTGATGTGTGCCGCCAACTGCTCTTGCAGTCTGAAGAATTCGGTCAGGTTTTTGACAATGTCGATCTTGACCTGTGTCTCATCGACCGCGACATAGGCTGACTTCTTTTTCGCCAAAGGCTTTGACGTTGACTGCTTTGGCTTTCCACCAAAGAACTTGAGAAGCTGATTCCAAAATCCTTGAACCTCTTTGCCAATTGCAATGACTTCATCAGCAGTCTGCTTGATCTCAACGAAAGACTGTTGCGCCTGACGGAAAAGCTCGCACCCAGCTTGGATGTTCTTAACAAGCCCCGCTGCAAGCAGGCAGATGCTGATCGGATCAATTTCACGCGCCTATCAGTTTGTTGACAATCGTGCCGACAAAGCCTGGCCCCAACAGCACCGCACCAATTACGACATAGAGCAAATACTCAATGCGCGTCATGCGTCTATCACCTTCGACAAAGGCTTTCTCAATGGCGGCATATCTCTCAGCGCAAACTGCTTCATGCACAGCAAAGTCCTTTTCCACCTCGTTCACCAAGGCACTCCTGTGGCAGTCACTGGATTCTTCTGCGCTTCAATCTGTGCCGCCAAAGAAGCCTCAACAGCGTCCTTATCCACACCGTTAGCCCAAATCCAACCAAGGACTTGTTCTTGTGTCAGGTCGGCATAGTCCACGGTGGGAGTGCCATCAGACCATGAGCAGGTGTTAACAATAGAGGCTGAATGCTCTCCATCTACTGCTGTGGCTTGCCAGTGGGCAGTGGTTACAAAGCCATCAGAGGTTTGACGGTCAAGCTGTGAAATGTTCCAAGTGGTGGTCATATATTTCCTTTTAGCAAGCCATCAGCACACAAGGCACACAGTAAGAACCGTCTGCGTATGTGCAAGTGACATGGGTTGATGTGACTTTGGCAACTGTCTTAGAGCGCACAATGTCATCGCCTTGTGGCTTGGCAGTACCGTTACCAGCAGACATGAGCAAGTCACCACGCTGAACTGTTGTACCTTGGGCGATGCGAATAATCATGTCGCCAGTCATAGCCATGTTGATTTCGTCAACGTTGTGGTCTTCATCATGTGACCAATTGACAAACACACCAGCAACATTGGCATCGCCTTCAACATCAGAAACCTTCACTTTGTTCAACTGCTCGTTGTCAACAGGTTGTCCATCTTTTGTGTAGACATTCATTGCATCAAGGTTGGATAACACAGTGCCTTTAACTAGTGAATCG